TTGCTCGTCACACTGACCGGGAAACCTGAGATTGTCAGGCTGTTGTGATACGCCCTGTGCGAGATTCGGTACACTGTTTACTAACAGAGGCATCTCTTATCTGTCTAATACTCTAAGTACGCTGTAGTGGTCAAAGATAGTTCTGTCTGCATTTTCAGAGTCACTATCAATCGCCCGTGCTTTCGCTTCGATCTCATCCCGCAAAGCAAACCCTTCGATCTCCCTGCTTCCTAAGAATCGATTAGCAAAGATACGAGCTGCTTTAACTGTTATGTAGTGACGGAACTGCTCAGGCATATCTGTAAATGCTAACTCAAAAGTAATGGAGGCTTTAACCTCCTTAGTCCATACATCCGTGTGATTCTTTCTGTCGTATAACAAAAGTCCACGCTGTACTGGATCGCTGTCTGTATAAATTTCTGGGTCTAAGTCTACCCGAAGCGTATTGCTTGGTAAGTTAATCTTAGACGTGGAAGCATCAGGAGTAAGTACGTACTCGTGCTCCGTATTAAAGTGCCAACCCTCTGACTGTATAGCTTTACTGGTTTCGTCGAGGACTGCTTCTGCTTGAACGACTGATACAGGAACGGCTGTACCTCCGAGAGTATTAACCGGGGCTTCCCCGATAACACTGATCATTGTATTTACTGCATTTAGTTTAGTCGTCAGAGCCATGATAAGTATAGATAAAAAGAATCCCGGTGGAGGGGAGCGGAACGAATCACAGACCTCCCCAACACCGAGAGAAGAGCGTTACGCAATCAGTTCGATAGCACACTCAGGACGGAGAACTCCGTGACCCATAGCATACTTAGCGACAAACAACGTACCTTGACGCTCGATCTGATACTCCGATTCGGTAGCAAGATCAAGCAGTTTAACGGTTCCGACAGCAGCGGAGTGGGAAACGATACCTTTAGTGGTGGTGAAGTTTCCGTTGTATCCTACTCCGTTACCACCAAACACATCGTTATTAGCCTCGCCGTCTCCGCCAACAGTACCACTAAGATCAGTTGATGGGATGTGGTTGGATTTGAAGATGCTGATACCAGCGATCTGTGGAATGTTACCAGCAGCAAGACTTCCGGCTCCTCCAATATCTTTATTGATAGCAGAAGTAAGAGAGAAGCTGTTGGAATCGTCAGCACCAGTGATAAGCTTGTAGTACTCAGCAGGACGCAATACACAGAAACGACCGTCACTAGGAACATCGTGTTCGTCCATGCGTTGAGCAGCACTAAACAAAGCAGCTACCAACTCAGCACCTGTAGGATTACCTGTGTCAGAATTAGCGTCTCCGAAGTTTACGAAGGTGTTAGCACTGATGTCGAGGATGCTTCCGCCTTTACCAACTTGATTTAAGTTAGCAGCTGAACGAGCAGCAGCGATGAACACTTTAGCAAGAGCAGTGTCAAAACGAACAGCAAGTGCTTTACCCAACTCGTTAGCGTATACTGAACGAATGTCGTAGTGATTCTTTACATCGTCAATGTTAGCCAAGAAAGTAGAAGCAACAAGCATCTTATCGATGGTGATTACTCTTTCAGTCTTAGCAATATCACTGAGGTAGCTGTTGTCAGCGTCAGCGATATTTTGACCGGGGGTGTGGTACGAAGCGGTAGCGATACCAGTTACAGGGAACTGTGCAGACTTACCGTTTTCGATTGTTCTAATTGTGTGTAGAGGTTTGAAGATGTTGGACTCCTCAAAGCTTTGCAGAATCTCTCCGCTGAACTTTTTAAGGAACAACTCATCATTGTCAGCACCAGCGGATAAACCTTTACCAGCACTTCTAATACCTACACGACTTGGATCTGTATTTCCGTTAGCCATAATATATGATCTCCTATGTTAATTAATTGTGAATATGTGTTTGATTACCAGTGACTTTCACACCTTTCGTCTTCACAGGATTGTCCGCCGCAGCGGGTCGAGGGACTAGTTGTTGCTAGTTGTCGATTAAATTTATCTATTAGTAAAGAGGAAAAGTTCTTGACTGTCAACCTCTTCGACCGCTTGGACCAAAGTAGAAACCAAGGATACAAGGCAATATTACCGTGCATCCCATAAGGCTGATGTGTCCAGAAGAAATAGTGAGTGGCTCTTGATTCGCTTGCCAACTGATGAGTCCGAAGAATATTTCGTTGATGCCTTCTCCGTCTGCGTTGGTGAGTGTGACGATTTCTGCGGTTGGGAAGAGGGTGCAGAGGATGATACAAGTGCAGAGCGTAGACACCCCGATAACAGCAAGAATACGACGAGTAAAAGAAACAAACTCCCCAGTACCGCTTTTAGCGAGTTCAGCTTGTAGTCTAAGGAAATTATCAGACGCACGAGCTTCTCTCGCCATTTCAAGATCATGCTTGTTCTGACGGGCTTCGAATATATAACCAAACACGCCTTTAAGAATCGCCCCCATAGCAGTGCTACCACCGCCCGTGATAAACAACATAAGTAATTCACCCATCTCATTGTCCTTTCGTCAAATGGTTTTCCATTTTGCTACGCAATCTGTCCAACTCTTTTTCAAGATACTTGATTCTTTCGAACTGTTGAAAGTCAGATGTTATAGGTGAGTCTTGCATTTCCAACAGATGATCGAGGTCTACTTTAGATTGTTCTGCAAACTTCTCAAGATGCATCATCCGTGCTGACAAGTCTCCTAATAATGTACCTTCATGCTGCACACGATCTAAGCTACTATCCAATACCATCAGCTTATTCCACACTACAGAGTATCCCCAAACACAAGTCCCGACTATAGCTATCACTTTAGCCATGAACGCAAGGTTTGCTTTTACCTGTACGTTATCTCCTAGTTCTGTTGCCATGTTCTTAAACATAACGAAAAACCCCTAGTGTCAGCAAACCAATAAACCAACACTAGGGGCACTATACCTTATGAATGAATAAACAATCTAAATATTGCTTACAGAAAGTCTTCTGTCAATCTCTTCGTGGTACGCTTTATCTCCACTTTTATATCGTGGATCAGATTGAGCACGAGCTAATTCTTGCATACTTTTAAATGGCATGGTTGATACACCAGATACTGCACCTTGTGTAAGTTTAGGCTTTGCACCCACTTCGTTTTGATAACGTGCGTACAGTCCTTGAACTGCTAACTTAGCTTGCGAAATTGTACCCCCGGTGACTGCCTCATCAAAAGCATCGATTTCTTCTTGTGGTAAATTCTCGTTCGCCCACTCAGCCATCGCATCGTAGTTGCCTTGAGCCACGCTTTTGATTTGTCCTTCTTCAGATTGTAATAATGCTTGCTGACCAGCTGCGTAGCTGTCAACTAAATCTCTGGGTAATCCGGCTTTCTCTAAAGCGTTATAAGTTTCCTCACTAAGTTGACCGTCGTTTTCAAAGAACTCTTTACTTGCCTCCGCAACTGCTTTGTACGCTTCACTAGTGTTCTCTTCAGTTTGTTCTTCGTCGTCCTCAGCTTTCTCTTCGCTTTGTTCAGACTCTTCCGTATCTTCTTTAGGAGCTTGTCCAAGTTTCTTTTCCAACTCGGCGTAGGCTTTCGACATGTCCTCCGGACTCTTGAACTTTTCGGGGAGCCATTCCGGGCGGTCGCTTTGGTCTTGCGGTAGTTCCTCTTCGGTGACGGGTTTCTCTTCTGGTTCGATTTCGCTTGGTGCTTTCTCATTAATCTCTACTCGGTGTAATTCAGCCATTTGTTATTCCTCTTGAGGTGGTTGTTGTGATGCCATGTACTGCTCCTGTGCGGCATTGATGGCAGGTGCGACTGCGGGTGCTCCGAGCTTCTGTGCCATCTCCATCATCTGTTGCTGTTGCATAGCTTGTTGAATTTCTTCTTCCGTCTTAATCAATCCTTCCGTCTCGATACCTAAAGCTGTAGCACGACGCTTGAAGTAATCACTGACGTTTAAGTATTGAGTAACGGCTTGTGGTCCTACTACTTGGTTCGCTCCAGCTAGGAACATATCTAATCTATTCAGATCATTACCACGACCAAGAGCTTCCACTCCTGTAACAATAGTAGGTTTAACGATGTCCTTTGGTATCTTAGGTAATCTCTTACTCTTAGACATCTTATCCATTAAACGACTGACGATGGGTAGCTGTAGCTCCTGAGATAACAAAGAGTATAGACCACCTAATGCAGCTTCCAACTCTTGACTGAGCATTCTTATCTCCTCAGCTGTTACACGTTCTGCATCTCTAACTACTCCAGATGTCAGTAAAAATGCTTGGCTTAATCGGTCTGTTATACCAGCCATAGTAGCTTGAGCGGTACGGAAGTCATTGAACTTATTAAGTTGTAACACCGATACATCTGCTTCAGACCCTTGTACGATTGCACCGTTGGGTGCTTCTGCTAAAGTTCTTGATCTTGTTGTACCGTTCGGGTTGACCATGAACAATACCTTCGCTGCTGCTGCACTACCTTCGACAATCGCTTTTGTAAGTGCTTCCAACGACTTGAGGTCTCCGAGGTACTCCTCAACAAATCCTCTGCCGTAGTCCTCTCCATCAATCTGTGTGTAACGCAACGGTAACCACGGGGACTTTTCAATCGGATACTTACCCACGCTCTCTTCAATAAGAATACCTTTTACATCTTGGTAAACATTGAAGTGGTCATCTTCTCTAACTACTGCTGTGTATAAATCACAACTGTTCTCTTTCTCTTGACGATATACTTCCTCTCTTACCGATTCAGGAAGCATCATAGGAGCTACTGTTTCTTTAATAGCTATGTGTGTAACGTTACCCATTGGGTCCCTCTTCACTACATAACGATCCAGCTTAAACACTCTCATACCACCCTCATCAGGGAGATATAACAAAGAGTTACCAGTAACAAGCAAGTTCTTTAATGCTTGGAAGATACCGTTCCTGAAGTTCTGTACTTCTACTTCCTGTGATACACTACGCTCTACATCAGCTAATGCTTTCTCTAAGTCAGTACGTAGTTGTTCTGCTCCTTCTACACCGAGGTCTTCCTTTGCTTTGTCTAACTCATATCGATCTATAACAAGACGAAAGAACGGAGCGTTAGGTGGAAGCAGTGCAAGCAATAGCTTACTACTTAGATTTAATACTCCTCTAGCTCCGATGCCTTGGTACGGTGTGTAGTATTTAGTAGCGTAGTTGTGACCGTCAGGTGGTAAGACATAAGGAAGTGTAAGCTCAGAAGATGTACGTCCTCTGTCTAAGAATGACCACCGCTGGTTCTCCAACGAATGATATAGCCCTTGGGCTGTTTCGTGCATACCGTTTAGATGTCGTCTTCGCTCGTCCACTCAGGACCACTCAAGATGCTTAGTATCTCTTCGTGTGTGTACTCCGTCTTGCCGAGCAGAAAGAATGGTTGTGTGCCTTCGTACCGTGCAAGTATCTTCGATCCGTCTAAACTCTTACGGCTGTACGATTCATTGATGTCTATGAGTTGGTCAAAGTCGAAACCGCTAACCTCGGAGGTATCTGCTATTACATATGTTCTGTTGTTCATATCTATTAGTAAGGTTTCTCAGATGTTTCAAATGTAGCATTGAAGTTAGTACCGTTGTTAGTACCTACCGAATCATTCGCATTGTTTTCAAAACGATAAATTGAAGTTGCACCTACATAACTATAAGGAGACGACCTGATTTTATCTATTTCGCTGCTTGTTAATTCACGATTGAAGATAGCTACTTCGTCTAAATATCCGTTCATCGGTGCGGAAATATTTGAAGTCGATGTGTTTATCGCCGCTCCTAATAACAAATTGTGTGTAGCTGTGCTTGTAGTTGGACTCGGAGCTGACCCACTTGCTATTAATGAACCGTCCCTATATACTTTTTGGTCACCTCCATTAGCACAAGTCAAAGCTATATGATGCCAGTTATTATCAGTAATACCGTTATTTACCTCTACGTAGTTTCCAATACCGGAAAGAAGAAATCGAAACTTTTTATCTCCGAATCGATTGTCGTACCAAAACATAAGACCTATATTACCGCCTCCGTAGGTACTCATTACTAAAAACTGATTAGCCGCTGTGCTGGTGTGGTCTATAAGCTTAACCCAAAAAGTGATGCTAAAGTTACAAGTCTTCTGTATGAAATCGAACTTATCGCCCGTATCTATATAATCATTTGTACCGTCTAACTCAACACTGTAACTGTTCGATGGGTAAGTAACCCCCACACCATCACTATTGTAGGTCAAGTAATTCGTACCGTCCGATACTTCTATAGCGTTGGTGTCTGATCTAAATATACAAAGACCTGTGTTACCGCTGGCTGATGGTCGTGTTCCTGAAGTGTAACTTTGAAGTGTACTCATAATTAATTCTGATTAAAGATTACCCAAGCACTACCGTTCCACACATACAACTTATCGGTGTCTTTAGCGTGGACGATGGTGTAGTCGGGTGCGTCCGTTTGATCGATAAACTCCGACTCGTTGTCGAATACTTGGATGGTTGGGAATGTTAAGGTGTCGTCAAATACAGAAGTAAATGTAGGACTAGCGATAACCCCCAATCCAAATGTAGGAAGTACGAACATATCTTAAGAAGCGGTGTCTCCAGCTAAGATGTAGGTATCGGTAGCGTAAGCTACAATACTAGCTACTCCGTACTGATCGTTTATCTTGGTGTGAGATTGTCTGTTGTTGATCGTAGTTCCTGAAGCACTGAATGATACTTGACCCGCTCCCTTTTGTACGAAGCTACAATTAAACCCTGCTCCCAAACCGCTTGGTACTGTGACAGTTACAGCAGCAGCGTTGTCTAGTACTACTACTTTACCGTTATCTCCAGCTACTAATGTATAGGTGGTTCCTGTTTGATCGTTGATCGATGCGTCGAAGTTACTGATAGCGTTTCCGTTGAAGTCGTAACTTGATAAGTTGGAAGCAGATGCTTGCCCCATCAAATTGGTAACGGATACTTTCTTGGTGGTTGCGTCGGTGTCGTCAACAATAGCAAGTATGTCTGCTCCGGCTGGTGTTGTAAGTACACCTAATTCAGATATTTTTTTATTAGCCATGAGTATTAAGCGGGTTCAAATAATAATATTTCGTTTAGTTCAGTTGTCAATGGTTCACTTGCTTCCGTAAAGATCGCTCCGTCTATGACTTCCTCGGCGTCAAATCCGTAGAGCTTCTCGAAAGCTGGTCGTATGAAGTTACCCGGAAACGGTGTGATGTTGCTGGGCTTTTCAAGCGTTGATGGAAACTCAAGTGACATTATAGAGAGTCAACAGTACCAGTAGCGTAGACGCTGTGAGTACCTGCGGTGTAAGCTGAGACATTAGCTCTTAGCTTTTCGTAGTGTCCGTGGTCATCACGAATCATAACCGATCCTTCTGAGGATACCGATTGACTGTGGACGACGTGCCAAGCACCACCAATCCAAGCTTCAATGTCTACTGTTGCGGCTCCTGCGGATTCTGTGGCGACGACAAATGTCCATCCCTTAGAACGCTCAACCGAGAAACTGTTACCCGCCCCTGAACTAGTAGCAGATGAGAGCAACGTCTTTTTATCAAGTGTGCGAAGGCTCATATATATTTATATTATTAGTTGTTGTTATGAAGAAAGCTGTACTCCCGTTCCACCGTTACCACCACCCATGCTAAGTGTAGGACGACGAGTAGCTGTGACTTGGGCTGTACCACGACGACGCTTAGTAGGTTGAGTAGCTCTTTTAGTAACTGCCTTCTCTGCTGTAGGAAGCGGAGGAGGTGGTGGAGCCGGAGGTGGGGGCGGTGGTGGAATGTCGGGCTGTGAAAAACACATGGTATTACTGTACTTGTTTAGTTACTATATCTTGTTCGAGTTGGTCGTCGTAAGTCTGTTGTAAATAATTAATTACACTTCTTTGTCCTACCTTATACCATACCTCACGTTCTGTGTCTGTCAACAGCGGACATTTATCTGGGAATAGTTTGTCAAGTTTATTGATTAAGTCCTGAGACAGAGCGGGTAATACTATTTCGTCATTCATTGTTATAATCTATATCGTCCAGTTCCGACGGGAGCTTTCCCTCTTTAATCTTTTCTTCAGTCCAGCACCAAGCCGACGCATTCCACAAGATAGCAGCCGCATGGTCTTCAGAGTTGTCCCCCTCAGCCAGCCCCAACAAATGTCTAAACATCGAGTCATATAATCTACTTAGAGGGAAACCTCTTTTCCAGTTGTGGTCTCCGTAAAGCTTTCCGCCATCTTCAAATCTTTTGGCGAGACGTCGAAGGGCGACTGGAGGTATAAGGCAGGGTCGTCCCCGTCCATCATCCCCGTCACGGCGAGCCCCCGTTGAGAAATCTCTAGTATATCCTTGGTTTGGTAGTTCTTTGGTGTCCATAATTTTTTAATAGTATTAGTTCTGAAGCAGTAGTTATCACTGCGTAGTAGTCGAGCCATCCATGCATTCATCAATGCGTCTTGTTCCGTGAGTCCTGCTTTCTCGTAACATGTTACAACAGTCTCCCATGTGTATCCATCCTTCTCTAGTATACGTTCCGCTTTCACCACACCCACGCCGGGCACTCCGCTGTATCCATCCGTATGATCTCCTGCTATGGTTTGTATCAAGTGATAGTTGTCCGCCTCTTCCTCACTTGGTTGGTGGTACTCTCCCTTGTTATAATCAAAGAAGATACCAGGTACGCTCTTGAAGTCTTTGTCTATACTAACAACGATAGTCTCTTCATCCATTGCTTTATCGGTAGCTAATATAGATATAACATCATCTGCTTCTAGGTTCGCCCACAACACGCCACCTAACTCGTCGATGATCCACTGCTTTACTTGTCGTAAGATGATGGGCAGTCGGGACTTAGCACGGTTTGCTTTGTAGTCTGGGTTAAGTTTACGACGGAAGTTCGCACGGTCTGATAGACACAGCACTACATTCTCTGTCTTTAGTTTCTCTTGGAACTCTACGATGCGGTTGACCACACGAGCTTTAGCTAATGCCATGTCTGCGTGTACCGTCCACAGTTCGTCCTTCCAATGTATTGGCTCTTCGGCTACGACCGACGCTTCAAACGCTAGTACGTCTGCATCAATCAGCAATGTTGTTTTGGTTTTACTCATAGTATATACTCCAGTTCTCTTGGTATTTTTTATATTTAGATCGACTTGCTTGTTCGGGTGATAGCTTGATTGTTTTACTTTCTATTAATCCACGAGGTATCATCCACCACATCTTAATAGGAGATACATAAACACCCACTACATCTACATCGTTTGATATGTGTAGCTTCTGTGTGGTTCCTGATCCAGCATTAACTGTATAGAATGTTCCAGCTTTAACTGATGTGCTTTTAATTTGTACCTTCAGGTCTCCTGCTGGGCAGTGAACAATGAAGTCCCAAGGCATCGGCGTTGTGGGGGTGTGTGGTTCGAAGTCACGCTCTAAACATTCAGCTATGAAACGTGTCTCCGCTATTGCTCCGATCCGTTGTGCGTTTGATGATGGCATCTTATCGTTGTATTGTTGTCTCCAATCGTAATCGACCGTAAGGTCTTGTGTATCATAGACATTGGCTAAGGTAGTGTACATATCATATTCTATCTCTGTCATAGTTAATGTGTTTCACTCCAATTGTTACCGATCTTATACTCACCGTCCAACGGTACGTTCAGCTTCAGTTGTTTCCCTGCGTGTTGGATAGATTCAACTGCTAACTTACCGAACGCTTCTGCTTTATCAGGTGTAACCTCTGCTTGGAACTCGTCGTGGATGTTAGCAACAAAAGCATACTCCCTACCGTGTTGCCATCTCAATCCGTTCAGTAAATGAAACAGTTGGATCAGTGCTACTTTCATAACGACTGCACCAGCTGATTGTAATAACATGTTGAGGGCTGCGTGACTACTGCGTATCGGAAGGATGCGTCCGTCTAAACCAATCAACTCTCCACCGTGTTTTACTTTGCGTTGTACATCAGCTTGTAAACGAGCGAGTGCTGGCAGACTACTGAAGAACTTACGCTTTAGTTGTTGTCCAAGCTGTGCGTTACCACCTGCTATGTTACCAATCTTCTCGTCACCTGCTCCGTATAACAAAGCGTAGATAAACGTCTTAGCTTGGTCCCGTGTCTCTAGTCCTGCTGCCTTTTGATTGACTGTGTGTACATCTCCTTCCGTTACGATCTTAGCGTACTGTCCTCCGTCGTAGAACGCCATGTAGTGGGCAAGCATACGAAGCTCAAGTCCAGATGCGTCACACCCTACTAACTTGTAACCG